GCGAACGTGTCGCAGAGGAAATCGACCTCCGCGTCCGTCAGGGCGCTGGCCAGCTTGCCGACGGGATCCGCCGCTTCCGCTGCCGCGGCGGCGATACGAACGACCCGTGCCAGCACTAGCCGGCCTTGTTTTGCGCCGAGCTGCGTGATGTTGTAGTCGTAGCCGTCGATCGTGTAGGTCTTCGATTCGCGCATAACACCTTCTCCGGTATTTTAGGGGTGAAAGGCCCCTACTGAGAGGGTGTTAGGAGAACGAAATAGGGGGCCCTTTTTCAGGAGCCCGTATCAATGCGAACGAGCGAATCGCACTGAAGTTCCCACTCGCGCATCGTGATCTTGTTGTCGTAGGAAACGTCCGGGGGTTTCGAGACCCAGCAGTTAGCCGCAGTGTACATGCACGTACCCGACACGCGGTCGCGCACCAGCATCGGCCCGATGTCCGAACCGTTACGCGCGAGGATGCCTGCGTTCGAGAGCGCACCCAGGAACGTGTTCCCGTCGCTCGTGTGCATCAACTTGACCTTGATGACGGCGTGGCGGTTGTTCGTGCGCGAGCGCCCGACTTGACCCTCGGTGCCGACAACGACCTCGTAGTCCGGCGCCGATTGCTCGATGGTCAGGAATTCGCCATCCGCGAATCCCGAATCTACAAGGATCCCCATGAAAACCAGGGTCACTTGCGCAGCATCGTACCGTTTTAGCGACAAGGTCGTACCCCTTTACACCGACAAAACGCCGTTGATGACCGTCGAGTTGATCGCCCCGGCGAGCGTCGCCGAGAAGTTCACGTTACGAAGGATGCGCGCCGCCCGATCCGCCGACGAAACGGTCGACTTCAGCGGCACCGAAACCGTGGGCGCCGGGGTATCCGCCAAGAAGCCCGTGTCGGTGAACTGCTTCAGGGAAGCGATAACGATGGCGCGGACCATGTCGATGCCCGCATCCGTGTAGGGCACCTTGAGCTTGTTCGCCTCGAGCGCCAGGACGCCGATGGCGATGGTGTTCGTGAGCGCGTCGACGCCGCGGGTGATGTCGATCCAGTTACCGTCCGGGCGCTTGCCGAACTGCGTCAGGTTGAGCCCCGCAAGCGGTGTGTACACCGAAGCGTTCTTGCCCTCGACGTTGTGGACCTGTGAGGTCGTGAGCGCATCCGCCGGCACGCCCGCGAGCGTCTTGAAGGCCCAGTTCTCCGAGCCCGGGGTTGTCGGGAAAAGGCGCCCCATCCACGCCGCCGCGCTGTAGCAGAGGAGCTGCCCCTGCGCGTACAGGCCCGCCGTGCGCGTATACGCGGCGGTTTTCAGGGTCGTGAAGATGTCCGCCGTCGAGGACGTCGCGTCGATCGTGTCGGAGTTGTTGAAGATGTAGAGGTAGGGGTTCGAGGACCCCAGACCCTCGACGTTCGCCGCGAGCGCCGCAACCTCGAGAGCCGACTGCGAGTCGCTCAAGATACCGTAAAACGCGGGGTCCGCCGCCACGATGGCTGTCAGATCCGCCACGATACCGGGGTCGGTCGTGACGTCCGCAAACGTCATGTGCACGTAATCCGGCCGCACATCGAGCAGCGCGCCCGCCGCCATCGTCAGCGTGAGCACGGCGCCCGAATGCGTCGCGGTAAGACCCGTAATCGCCAAAGCCGTAACGGCGGTATTTATGGTCGCGACGTCCGTATTCGGCACGCCCGTCGAGGCCACCGTGACGACGCGCCACGACCCGCCGGGGAGGCGGAGCTGGAAGGAGTAGGTGTCCGTGGCTGAAGTCGAAAGACAAGTCAGATTGAGCGTCTGCGTATAGGGCAGCGCGCGCCGGCCGATCTTCACCGCCGTCGGGGCGGGGGTCTGGGCGAAGACCGCTTGAGCCATGAGGTAGGCGGGGGGCGAGCTGCTCGCACCCGGGGGGAAGTCGACCGCGACACCCGCCAAAGAGGAGTATTCCCGGACACGGTCCGTGTAGGCCGTGTGGTAGGCCAGCAGCATCGGTTCCCCGAAACCGGCCGCCGTGGGGCCCGCGCCAGAAACGGAAATGTTGATCTGAACTACGTCACTGACCGGCAAGGTGGTCTCCCTCGGTGTTCGCCCAAGGTATTTTAGCTTCGCAATTTCGTCGCCACGCCGACCGCCACCTGCATCAACTCGTCGGGCGTAGCGTCTTGCTTGATCGCATTCGCCCTATAGGAGATAATCCACACGTTTCCCGGCACGTAACCTAAATCTGGTCGAATTCGATCCAACGAAGCGGCTGTAGCGCGAAATTGCTTTCCGCGGCCGCCGCCGTATGCCAGACGAACGCCCAACAAGGGGCAAAATTCCGGCGCAGTAATGTCGGCCAGAGACAGGGCAAAAGGAACTCCGGATTTTTGTGCGCGATAGCGAGCCCCGGTGAAAAGGGCCCGTAACGGGTTTTGCCGGCGATTTTGTGCCTGATAGCGAGCATCGCATGTTCGACACCACGCCCGCAAGCGGCGCCGAGTATTGAAGCCAAATTCCGTCTCATTTTTGGTGCTCCGGCATTTTGTACAGGTGCGCATCTCAATAGCTGGGGTGTCAGCTAAAATCTGGGAGAATGCTGCGATTTTCAGAGTTGCGTCTTGACGCCTCTACGCTCAGAGATTTGCCCGATGGCGGCATTCGTGTCACGGCGCAACTCACACGTCCGGGCATCTTCACCTACCGTAACCCCGACGGGAGCCCTCGTCGCGAATATCGTCCGGCAGAGGAGGTCTTCAAGAAGACTGCGTTGGAGACCTTCGCCGGCGCCGCGGTGACGCTCAACCACCCGCGCGCCGATGCGGATGGGCAGCGCCTCGTCACCGCGAAAACGTGGAAGCGCGAGGCCGTTGGCCATCTCGGGGAGAATATCCGCGAAGACGCCGGCCATGTAGTGGCCGATCTCTATATCCGTGATGAGGCGGTCGTGAAATCTGTCAAGAACGGCGATATTCGCAATGTTTCTTGCGGTTATCGGGTCGATTACGATGCCACGCCAGGCGAGACGCCCGAGGGGCAAAAATACGATGGCGTGCAACGCGGCATTCGCTCAAACCATGTCGCCTTGCTGCCGGTGGGGGTATCCCCCCGCGGGGGCGAGTCGTGCTCGCTCCGACTCGACTCGAATGGCGACGAAATCACGGAGCTAAAATACGATAGCATGGAACTCGACGACCTGAAAGTCAAGGTTACCGCGCTTGAGTCGGAGCTTTCGAAGGCTCGGACGGACGCCGCGGAGCTTCCGAAGGTGAAGGCCGAGCTGGACGCCGCGAATAAGCGGATTGCCGAGCTGGGCGAACAGGTGAAGCCGGAGCGTCTCGACGCCCTGTCGGATGCCCGTTCGGCGGTCGTGTCGGCGGCGAAGGCCGCGGGTATCGATTGCGCAGGCAAGCCCACGCTCACGCTCAAACGCGCCATCGTCGCGAAGCGCACGCCGGACCTCGCGGCCCGCGTGGACAGCCTGAGCGAGGAGTCGGTCGACGCGATCATGGCGGTCTACAAATCTGACGCAGTCGCAGCGCCACTGGCGGTGCTCGATCCCCCGAAGGCGGACAACGCTCGCACCGACGCCGCCCCGAAGGTTCCCACGTACGCGGAGATGTACGAGAAGCACGCAACGGCAAGCCGCAATGCCTGGAAAAATAACGGCGAGAAGGTGAACTAATGCCCGCGGTTACTCAGGGTCAAACGACCTACAACCAGTTCCCGGCGTTCGCGCAACCGGGCCAGCTCGCCGATCTCGCGTACATGGAGATCGTCAGCTACCCCGCGGCCGAGGTCATTCAGCCCGGTCGCGTGCTCGAGATTGCCTCGGACGGTCTCTCGGTGCAGCAAGTTCAGGCGACGGGCAATCAGGCCCCGAACATGATGGGCCTTTCGGTGCTCATCACGGCCCGCGAGTCCTCGGGCGCTTTCGGGATCACCCCGTACGGCGTCGGCGGCCCCCAGTACAACATCGGCGACACGGTCCCCGTGCTGATGCGCGGTCGGATGTACGCCGAGTGGAAGGGCACGACCCAGACCGCTTGGGGCGTCCCGAACGTCTACCACTCTTCGACCATTGCGACCGATCGCGGCAAGTTGACCGACGCCACCGCGAGCGGCACGGCCGGTAGCGAGATCTCGACCACGGGTCATCAGATCCGCGTCCGTCAGGCCCTGCCGGGTAGCGGCAACATCGTTTTGGTGGATATCAACCTCCCGGGCGCGGCATGAGCATGAGCGAAACCGCCAAAGCCCGACGTCGCGCCTACATGGCCGACTATCGGATGCGAAACGCCGAAAAACTTCGCGCGTATGGCCGAGCCTATGCAAAAGCAAATGCTCGCCGAGAGAAGTTCGCATCGATCAAATGTTCATACGGGCTAACGCAAGAGCAGTGGACCCGATTGCTCTGGGCGCAGGCTGGTCTTTGCGCCAGCTGTTGTCAGGCGATGTCGCCCGGATTCAACACTTGCGTCGATCACGATCACGTCACCGGAGCGGTTCGCGGTTTGGTTTGTCGAAATTGTAACGTGATGCTCGGCCAAAGCCGAGATTCGGCCCTAACTCTGCGCGGCGGGGCCGATTATCTCGACGCGCACGGAGCTGCCTGATGCTGATCACGCCTGAGATTCCGAGCTTCTCTGGAGCGCGCTACGACCTCGCGGATTACGTAAATCCGCGAGCGCTCGAAGCCGTCACGGGGGCCCGTTTCGACGCTGCGACCACGGCGTTCTTCCTCCGCGACCTCACCGAGGTCATGGGCCGGACGTTCGACATCAAATACCCCGACCTGAAGGCGCGGCAGATTCTCCCGGTCTTCACCGGCGTCGACCCCGGAGCCGAAGGCTACGTGTGGCGCCAGTTCGACCGCACGGGCGCCGCGAAGGTGATCGACACCTACGCGGGTGACCTGCCCGAGTCGGAAGTCGTGGCGAACGAGTTCCAGAGCCGCATCGTCAGCCTCGGTGCGAGCTACTCCTACAGCATCCAGGACCTCCGCAAGGCCCGGATGGCGGGCATCCCCCTCGAGACGCGCAAGGCCCTCGCCGCGCGCCGCGCGATGGAGCAGGCCCTCGAGCAGATCGCGTTCTTCGGTCTCGCCCAGGTCCCTGGCACGAGCGCCTCGCAGGCAATCGAATTCGTCCCCGCCACGCAGTCGACCAACGACCCGATGGCGATGTACGGGTTCACGAACTTCCCCGGCCTCGTCGTCAGCACGACCACGAACGACTGGACGCTGCCGGCGACTTCCGTCAGCACGATCGTTGCGGACTTCAACAAGATGTTCCTGACGGTCATCAATCAGACCAAGGGCGTCCACACGCCCGACACGGTCGTCTTCCCGCTGAGCCTCTGGGCGCAGCTCAACACGACCGCCCGTAGCACGACCTTCACGGACGACAGCATCTTGCAGTACCTGATGAAGGAAAACCCCTGGCTGAAGAACGTCTACTGGAGCACGATGCTCGAGACGGCGGGGCTGAAGCAGGACAACACGACCCCGGGACCGCGCATCATGCTCCTCGAGCGTAACGAGGAGAACCTCTCGCTCGTCATCCCGCAGGAGTTTGAGCAGCTCCCCCCGCAGATGGTCAACTTGACCTTCCGCATCCCCTGCCACATGCGCGTAGGCGGCCTGCGCGTGAGCTACCCGAAGTCAATCCTCGCCCTCGACGGCGCCGGAGGCTGATACATGACGGTCACCAGCGGCTTTTCCCAGTATCTCGAGGACGCGTGCCTGAACTGGTACCGCGGGACGGCGTTCCCGACGGTTCCTGCGCACCTCTTCGTCGCGCTTTTCACCACGGCGCCGGTCAACGGCGTTGACAGCGCAGCG